TTAAATCCAGTTGCCTTTAGACCATTAGCCCAGATACCACAAATACCCCATGTTGAACGAATGGAGCAGTTAAAGACGTATGGAGATGCAGATTCAACAGAGTCAACCTCTGCTAATGTCTGTGCGTTCTGGCCAAGTGCAGGAGTAGTATCTACACTTATTGTCTGACCAGATACTATATTAGTTCCGATAGCAGTTGCTATAACAGGAACTTCATAGATGAACTTACGAGTATCATTCTGATCAATCTTTGTGATTGGGAATATACCTTCAAGTACATCATCAATTTCTGTGTTAGAAATACCAACAAACTGGCCTTGGAAGTAACCATGATCAACTTTAGTTGTTACTTCAATTTCTGTTGTTGAAGGAGGAATAGAATTATCTGTTGTTGAATCAGTAAACTTCAATGATTCAATAACACGAGAGTCAGATAAAGGACCAACAATTCTGTTCTCTTGAACTCTCTGATCAAATTCACCTGGATCATCAATAGTAGGTTGATATGCAGAGAATCCCTTAGCAATCTTTCTATAATAAAGACCTAACTCTTCTGAGTCAGCATATTCAAATACAGTTAGTTTATGGTGAGAATAATTAGGAGCAGTTTTCTTAGTGAAATCTGTAGGATCATAGTAAACTTCACCAGTACCTGCTGAAGCATTATAAAGAGGAGACTCAGATGTTGTCTGACCATCTTTAATAGTAAACTGCCAGAAATAGCAACCACCAGTTACGTTGAATAATGCAGTACGTGGAGATAATAAAGATGCTGGATCGGGAACATACAACGGACGTAATGTAGTTCTACGAAGATCATAACCAACAAGAGAAGAACCACGAGGAATGATTGCACCACCCTCAGTGTTGTTAAACTTATAGTAGATATTATCAGGATTAGATAAATCTAAGATAGAATTATCTGTCCAAGCATTATTTGCTTGATCAAAACCAAATACATCAATATCACTAGTATCTGCAAGACCTGGCCTGTTATCAATATAATGGATGCCAGGCATCAGCATTATAGTAAATTGGTCAAATCTATCGTTGTCGAAACCTGGTAGATATGAATACCTAGCAATCTCTATAAAAGCACGCTGGATGCTCTTAAATGGAGTTACTGGGGAGTTACCTCTGTTTGATAACGCATCCGTTGCGTTAAAATCATCTGGTGAAACATATAGATACTTACCTGTTTTACTAGTAATCAGGTTATCCAGTCTTGTTAATGGCATAATTCGTCCGAGCCGTTGTCATAAGATCTCTCGATTTATTTATACCAGTAAATCCCTTAACACGACTTCGGTTCTAAAATTTTAACTACTATAGATTTGAACCGTTAATCACCCCATATTTGTATTGTATACCTAAAATCTGGTGTATCTGGAGAAACAGAAGTAACCAAATGTGGTTCTGAATTGTCATTTACTACCATAGAATTAAACTCTGGTAATATGGCCTTATAAATTCCAGATCTTTCTGTACCTTGATCTGCCCATATAAACCATCCTCCAGCATTGGGATGCCAGTCTTGATTCAAATAAATTGTAGCACCAAATATATGATGTTCATCATCGTGAATAGCGATACCAGAGTTAGGTTGCCAAATATAATATTGTGACATTATTTTGGTATGTTCTGGAACATATCTTTTAATTTCACGTTGTATTTCTAAGTTTAAATCATGCGGAACAAGAGATGTTAAGCAACTACCATTTAACCCCTGCTTCAAATGTGGCTTCCATATCATATTACTGGAAGACCAACATTGCTGAGGTATCATTTCATTTAAACTATCTAAACAATCGTCAAGTAATTCTTGACTTAAGACGTTATATGCTATTTTCATAATCTACGGGATTGACGAGGATCGAACTCGCAACTTCCTGCGTGACAGGCAGGTGCTCTAACCAGTTGAACTACAACCCCAATGCCATCAGAGGGATTTGAACCCCCGACCTTGGCTTTACAAAAGCCCTGCACTACCACTGTGCTATGATGGCAATAAAATAAGTTCTGGTAAATCGACATAACCGTGATTAAGTAGTCTGTGACAATTTGCACATAAGGGAGCACACTTATCTATCTCATCTTTGAGTTTAGCATAAGATGCGATACATTGCAACTGAGATATAGTAGATATCTTAGAAGCAGGATCTATATGATGAAGTTCCATAACTTCCACTGGATACTGCTTATTGCATATAACACATGGGTGAGACTTGGCCTCATCTACCATCTGTTTTCTTCTCCTATGACCAACTTGATTCTTTCTCTTTGTCTTCCCGTTTTTTCTAGCCCACTCTCTTTGATATTTTCTATTTGCTTCCTTGTCTTTAATTGGCATTACTATTGCCTCACGAATTTAAGATACCCGTATTCAGAACCCCAGACTCTCTGGTTTGTATTTACATCCTTACCTGTATCTAGTATATGTAACTCATTCTCATCTAATCTTATTTGATTAATAATATAGGTTTGCTTTCCACCCCAATCAACATAACACTTACATCCTTCTGTGCCACCCTCATATCTATTATTTCCTACCTTTCTAAAAACTAAATCACAATGCTCACGGAATCTTAAATGTTCGTCTGTTATCTCTTCTACATTAGCACCATTACAATATCTCTCAGGAGTCTTGATGATCTCGTGATTCTTTGTACGAAACGTACCATTATCCTCAACTATATCAATAACATACTGTAAATAAGGTCTTTGCCTCATATAATTATATGCCTGTTCACCATAATATCTATTATCACTAATTTTTTTGTATGTCACCCAAATATGAGCATAGCGTGTTGGATGACACTGTGCTTGTGTTTTATTTGAGAAGACACCCTCTAATAATGATAAGAATTCGTTCACTTTTTACTATGTCCGTGTGCAATACCTAATTCATGCATTTTAGCATGTTCTGCTATAGGATCTCTAACATCCTTTTTACCTGGCCCAAAAGTAAACCAGATTCCTACTCCTACTAAGGCAAAAAGAATGCCTACGATTATAAAAACTATAATCATTATTCAGCCTCTTTTGAAGATTTTTCTAATACACGCAATGCTTCCAATAGTTCTGGAGTTTCTTCCCACTCCCAAACTTGATTGTGTTGTGGATTCTTCTTTTCTATAGTATATGTTCTTTTTGTCATTATGTTCCCTTCTCCTGTAGAGTTACTACATCTGTTAGTAGATTAGTTATTTTATTGATTGTTTCAATATCTCCATCCTTTGCTGCTTGTGCTAGGGCAACACGAAGTCCACCTCTAACATCACGCAATGCTTCAATTAGTGCATCTGATAGCATATTATATTTAACGCTGGAGAAATTATAGCATAAAAAAGGAGGGGTCGCAACCCCTCCTGATATTATTCACTCTGTGAATTTAGAATGTGAACTTAGCACCAACTTTTCCTGAGAAGTCAAGATCGTCGTCAGCAGTCTGACCATAAAGCTCTCCGTATAGTGAAGTAGACTCTGTGATAGACTTAGAAGCACCGAAGTATCCAGCGATTTCTACATCACCGAACTCGTCAGCAGACTCAGTATGGTTAACTGTAGGTCCAACAGATGCATACCATCCAAGACCACCTTCAGTTTCTCCCTCAACACCAACTTGAAGCTCAAGGTTGCCTGAAGAGTAAGATCCGTCTGGATATGAACCATTCGCTTCAACGTTCACGTAAGGACCAGCAAAAGCTGCACCAGCGAGAAGGAATGGAGATGCTGCAACAGCAGCGATTGTTGATTTAATAGACATGTTTGTTTTTTTGAGTGTCTCGCAAGAATAAAAAAAATCCTGCGGATGATAGTATCCCTCGACATGGGATCTGTTTTCATTCAACGCAGGGTACGATTATTTCGGGCCTTTGTCATTTATTAAGTTGTGTGAAGATTGCCTTCACTCAAGTTATTTATACATTATGACATCTTATAGATGTGAGGTCAACCACCCTTGTGACAGTTATATAACTGGCACACTAGTTCAACTTGATAATGCCACCTGATGTAGAGATCTTAACATCACCACCTGTAGAATCAATTTCTACAGATTTACCAGAAATGGATGTTGTCTCCTTTCCTTTTAGAGTCAAGTCTCCAGATGTAGATTCTATTGTAGCATCTCCAGTGCTCTCAAAGGTCATATCACCGTCTTTTGTCAGGATATCAATATCTCCTTTCTTTGCTTCAGCGTATATACCTTCAGTATCCGTTATCATTTCTATGCCTTTCTTTGCCTTTATTTTAAGGTCATCTAAGAATGCCCTAATATCAACAGAAGCAGAAGCATTTTTTATAAGTTTTGTGCCACCTTGCTTTCCAGCAGTCCAATGTTGATAATTACCAGCGACCCAAAGCTTATAATCTCCAAGGATCTTATGGTTTAAATGACCTGGAGTAAGAACTGTTTGAGTAGAACGAGGATCATAAGAAACAGTTGTGTTTTCTTTAACACCTGCTTTTAAATCTTGTCCAAAGATGACATCCATCTTATTATCAATTATATTCGTTTCATCTGTTGCTCCTGTTACTATATCACCTCCTGTAATCATTCTAATACCATTAGAACCTTCTAATATTAATTGATCTATGGCCTTGATATGAATTATATTTGCTTCAATATATCTTTGTCCACCATTTGTTACCTCTGTATAATTACCAGATTCAATTTTTACATTTAATGCATCCTTATCAGTCTTAGCTTCACCATTTTTATCTTTTTTTGAAGCATCACCATCTTCTTGGTTACAAGATATATGAAGAGTACCTTCATTTTTCCACAATCCTCCATGTGAAGATATATTCAATCTTCCACTACCATTACCATATTCTTTATCGTGTCTACCACAAATAATTCCGATACCTCCAATATCATCCATCTTAATCCTAGCACCACCCTCTGCTGGACCCCATATCCTCAAGAGAGTCGAAGTTCTATCTTTGCCAGGTAAAAGATATTCATTAATTTCAGATCTACTAAAGTGTCCTTTCCATGCAGTAGATATTTTAGGAGTATCCTCAAGAGTTTGGGTCTCATCAGGAGTTATAGGATCTGCAACTTTTGTAATAGACATTATGGACAATCAACGTAGCGGCCAGTACCAATCTTAGTAGCACCAACTGTGGCCAGTTCATTAGTACTTAGACATTTCAGTGATGGTATTAATTTACCACCTGCTCCTGAACCAATAACTCTAACTTCAGGATATTCATCAAATGTTAATTCTCTTCTCAATACTCTTGCACCTATAAGGAATCCATCTTCACTAATAATTGCTTCTGCAACATCTGTTTCTCCATTAACATAAACAACTGGTTTCTCTGTATATCCTCTACCTGGTCTAATAACAGTAAAGGAATCTATTATACAACGAACACCATTCGACTCAGGATCATTTATCTTATATCCATAACCACCTTTCTTGACACGAATTTCTGTAAGATACCCATTCTCATCTAACAATCCACTAGCAATTGCTCCTATTCCTTCACCAGAAACAAAGACATATGGTGGTTCTTCCCAAGGAGATCCAGTTTGATCTATTGGAATATCAATAATACTACCATTACCATCAGTTATTACATTACCTACAGTAGGTAAATTAAATTCTTGATATTGATTCTCTGCTGTTTCTCCTTCACCATCATCAAAATCAGAAAGACTGTTATCACCAGCAGTAATATAGACATCAACTGAAGCACCAGTACCATTAAGAGTAAATGTTAATGTTTCTACCTCTTCAACTTGACTATCTTCTGCTATACCAACTGTTACGAAAGATTTCCCATCATTAACTACACAAGATCCATATAATTCTCCACCAATAATATCTTGAGAAGTAATATTAGGTCCACTAAGAGTCCAGTAAAGAACAGTACCATTTTCTACATTAGTAGTAGAAATAGTATATACTACAAATTCATCTTCAGGTACAGTAGTTCTATTAGCAGCAACAGCATATGTTTGTGATGTTCCTACTTCTTCTATCTCTTCATCAACAGGCCAATCAACAAGATCTATTAATGTACCAGGATCTGATGGTTTTGGTGTATAAGGATCACCCTTCTCTTTAATCCGTTTCTCTATAATAGTACACTTACCAAGATTTTTAACAAAATTAATTCCTATCTTACTACCTGCTCCAGGAGTACTCTTCTTAAGATATACAAAGAAATCTTCTTCTAATTCCGATTCAACATTATACAAAGTTCTTATTTCAATTTCTTTAGTAGTCTCATAAGGAGCAAATCCAACAATACCATCATCTGCAATATAATCTACACCAGGAGTAGCAGTACCTTGCTCTTTAAGTGTCTTCCATGTACAAGATGATGCTATATCTGTATATCCACTTCTAGTAACTGTAAATTTAGCAAAATCTCCTTCAGTTACCGTAATATCATCTATAGAATATCTAATTTTTCGTTTTTCTGGTGTAGATCCACCTCCATTTGGTAATGGTAATCCACCAACAAATCCAACAGTAGTAACTGTTAATGGTTTACCAGTATATGCTTCATCACAAACATACTGTGTATAATCTTCTCCAGTTGAAGGAGATAAATTATCAATACTATCCAATAAATTATCTAACCAATTTTTATCTTCTTCCTCTGCATCTGTTTCATCGACTTTAACACCATCAACACATACTTTAGAATACTGCTGACATGTTCTATCAGGTCCAGTACAAGTAATACCTAAGATACCGAGAATATAGTTTATAGCACCACCAATGATGTTAAGTGGAGCTGCAATTGCCCCAAGAATCGCCTGTAATGGTCCTAATATTGAATTTAATAGATTATTCAATAAATCAAACAATTTGGAAAGAATACCATTGACTAATGAATCAATCTGACAAGCAACAGAACGATAAATTTGCTCAACATAACTCATCAAAACATTAGTTAACCATTCCATCAAACGATCACCAATATCTGCCATTGAACATCCTAAGTCCTTCAGTAGTTTATTAAAGAACTTAGTAACTGGAGTTAATGCATTACCTTTATCATCAGGACGCATTATTGCTTCAGTAAGCCATTTTACTGCTTCCTTTAATTTACCTATTATAAATCCCTTAATCTTAGCGATAAACTTATTAATAACCGCCTTTACCTTCTTAATATACTTTCTAGCAACACCCTTAGCATCAAAAAGTTTTCCTGTTACTCTATCAATAAGATATGTACCTATCTTTCCATTATTATTCTGAACTTCTTCTAGAAATTCTGCAATATAAAATTTTAAATCCTTCTTAAATTCTACCTTATCACATTTCTCTGCTACACTCTGACACCAATTCTCGTCTTTAATTACAGTTAAAGTATTACGGCCAGGCTTTGTCTCTGCATTAACGTCATCACTACCAGTACATAATTTACCTGTATCTAATCCACAACCAGTTCTATTAAGATTTTGAAAATCTGCCTTAGCAATTTCTTCACCATCTTTATTCTCTTTAGATGGAGTGCCATCACTACCATCAATCATCTCATCACTAGGAATTGCCGTAGTGAATGGATAATCGTCAGGTCTCGAATATACTACTTTACCTGTAGCACCTGGGGTCTGTCCAATAGACCCCATAATTATTGGTTTTTGTCTATCTGGATCAAGATAGAATCCAATCACCCAACATCCCTTCTGTAACTGTGGATGTGCTCCAGCAGTATTACCAGGCATAAAAGGAACATTAACTGGCATCATTACCTGACACCAAGGAAGTTCTGATGTTGGTAAAGTTTCAGGATCTTTAGGATGATCTCCTACTATCCTAACTTTATATCTAGCACCACCCTTAACGTTCTTATCCTCATGGTGTAAGGCAGATTCCTCCACCTGACCAACCCACCAGTTGAATCCGTCATTACCAACTCTATTGGTTGGTATCAGTTGTGATGCTAATTGATCCATTAATTACTCGTCATATACTCTACATTCAAATGCATCTGGATGATTGTCACAATACACTTCAAGATGCTGATCTTGATGTCTAGTATGATAGTCATTGATTGCACCATCATTCTTGTCTACTACATCACCTTCATGATACTTATCATAATCTGCATGAACATCTTTCAGATCTGCTTCAGAATACTCAAGCATACCATGATTGATATGTTCCTTATGATCTTTCGGATCAAGATAAACTTCATGATCTAAATCGTGTTTGATTTGTGTCATAATTTTATTACTGTGGTAAGATTATTTATTGGCCATGGGTAGATATTCTATCCTTCATACCAAAAGAATCACGCATAAGTCTTAAGGTTGTGATAAAACGACCATTTGCATTTTCAAGTCTAGCGTATTCATGTGTAACCTCTTCAACGAGATACACTCCACTACTCTCTTTATCAAATGGTTCATCTTTTGTATCCTCTGCTGGCAATTTATTTGCCAATCTAAGATCAACTAAATCTCCTGCACAAATAGCAGAATTACCAGCGATCTGAACTGTAGCATATTGATTCTTCAAAAACTCATACCTTGTTAAAGCCTGAGTTGCATAATATTTCTGCCAATCAGCAAATTCAGTGGGATTTTTCGCACTTTCATCTTCAGGATTAGCTGGCCAACCTCCATTATACCACGATTCATGGTCAATGTAAACGGACATAATTCTTGATGGTACTCCTGTTAAATCATTTTGGTCATCTGAAACTAACTCAGCACTCTCTTGTCCTCCCAAATGAGACATATTATCATAGTTATCAGCAGCATTGTAAGTATATTCTTCATATTCACCTGTACTATGATTAAAGAATGCGATCATAGTACCATACTGACCCATTCTTAAGGATTCCAACACATCTAACTGTGATCCAAAACTAGCTTGTAATATATTAGACCTTTCATCTACTTCTGGTACATCATCTGTATTAGCAGTTCTTTCTATATACGGACCCCATGCAGAACTTGTATAAGAATCTGATCTAAATTTAGATCCCTCTTCTGCAAGTAAAGTATCTACAGAGAAGAAATTATATCCTCTTCTATTCTCCCAAAAGAAATATCCAGCACTACCTTTAATAGTTTCAGTTGTCTCTTTAGTAACTCTACCCCTTCTATTCTTAACTACCGTAGTAGTTGTTCCTTTCTCACCAACACTCTTCAAACAAACCTCTGTAATAAGATCAAATGGTCTCCTTCTTGATGGAAGCATATTTAGTTTAAACCTAGAAACCTCTGTAAAAACATCCTTCTCTGTTTTTATAAAATTTTCCATGAGATCAACTACAATAGAATCACTATGTCCTCTAAGTGGTTTACTTACTCTAATAGTCTCATTTTTAATGGCCTCAGCAGAAATTAAACCCAATGTATATACTTGTTTCTGTCCTTTAGCAAATCTATTATTAATACTCCAGACTTTCATTTTATATACTATTGGATCCTCTTCAGAACTTGTTTTAAGTGTAATCCATATATTTTCTGTGCCTTGTATAGGTAATCCACTTAAAAGACCACCACTATCAAGAATGGTCATAGTACCTGCAACAAATGGAGATGTAATACTTTCAACATAAGAAAAAGTTATTACAGTACCAGTCATGTCAATAGCACCAGGACCAGTTGGCGTTCCAGCTGGCCATATCCTTACGTTCTCAACCTTGAAGTCTAAACTATTCTGAAATTGTTCATTGACTTCACTCATTATCTAATACTCCTTATTCTTAAATTGGCAAATACTTCAGTACCAGTATCTGCCATACTAATACCATTTAAGTATCCTGATGGTGTGGTTCCAGGTTGTCCACTACCTTCACCTGTCATTACATTATTAACAACTATAGGATTATTTCCTGCCATTACAAGAGCTTGATCAGCTGATAACTGATTAAGATTATTTGCTGTTTCATTTCCAGTGGTTGTTACACCACCATTACCCGATCCAGTATTATTATTTGTTCCAGTATTATTTCCGCTTTCTGGAAGAATTACTTGTTCTTTAATAAGATAATCTAATTGACCCTGCCAGTTATTCTGCCAATCATCACCAACAGCAGATTTCATTGCAGCAAAATCTGAACCTTCCCAACCAAATAATCCACCATCCATATTACCAACAAAACCAGAAGCATCATTGATTTTATTTGTCCAATTAATTGCGTCTTCTCTTGAAACTCCTTGACTCTGTAAATATCTAAGTACTTGTTCTGGATCAACTGTTGGTTGATTTTCTCTTTTCCATCCCAACCATCTTGGACCCCAATATCCATCACCTATCTCAGATCCTATAATTGCTCTAGTTGTTGCTCCTATTCCTCCACCATGTACAACTTCATCTTCTGCTTTTAATTGTCTTCCTACTTCAGTATTTTCATTAAAGAGTCTTAAAAAACTCGGTCCCCAATATCCGTCACCAACTTTACTTCCTATCAATCCACGGAGTAATTGTGAAGTTGCTTGTTGAAATTGTGAAGGTGGTTTATTCTCTTGATTACCAGCACCATCACCGCCACCACCCCAGAAACCTGGATATTTCCTTTGGTTCCAATATAATCCTAATCCAATAACTTTAGAATACTCCTGTTCCTTCTGAATCATATGATCAAGGAAATACTCAGGTATTTTCTTTAATTGTGGTTCATTAGAAACTACTTCATCTGGATGGAGTATTGCTCCAAATCCACCTTGTCCATCTATTCCTCCCGTAGGTTGCTTATTAACTTTACCACCAGTATTCATACTAGCAGCATTATTTGACATATCTCTAGCTAATATTGCAGTATCAAGGGCTACTGCAAGAGGAATTCCTGCACCAGTCAGTGATAATGCTCCAGAACCTATCTCAGCAATACCTCCCAACCAATCACCTTTAGCAAATTTTTGCAATCCAAATATTAAACCCAATCCTAAACCAAGACCAGGAACTGCTTTTGCTGTTACTTTTGATGCACCTTTAAGTGCTGCTTTTCCACCTGCTTTGGCAACTCCACGTTTGGCAGCTCTACCAAGACCATGTTTCATTATAGAACCAGACTTTCCACTCTTCCCAAGACCAGATAGAGACTTACCTGCTTGTTTTCCTAATGCAGTACCTCCAAGAGCACTCATCAAAGCCATGGTCGTATCACCTGATCCACCACCTTTTCCACCACCCATAGCGAGGCCCATGGCCATATTAACAAAATCACCACCACCTCCACCAGAAGGAGAACCAGAACCACCCTTAAACATTTTCTGTTCTAAGAATGCTCGTGATCTAGCCATCATCACATCATCATGTTTCTCTTTTCTGAGAGACATGTGAACCATAGAGTATTTGTGCTCTTTGACTTCTCTAACTAAACTATCTACACCATCAGCAATTCTTTGTAAAGTGTCAGATGGATCATTCTGACCAATAGGCCCCATAGACGTAGGGCTATATATCCCATCTTGAGATGCACCAGCATAATGTACTATAGTCTCATCTGCTTTTATATGAGGATCTCTTTTAGGTTGTAAACTTGCTAATCCAGATCCAGAGAAATTAGTTATTGCTCCACCTTTCTTAGATGGAAGTCCAAACATTGAAGTCTGTCCAGCAATTTGTACCGCTTCTTCAACTTCTTCAGAAGTTACATCTATAACTGATACATCAACTGGAAATATGGACTTATCCTGAGTTAGACCAAGTGCCGTTTTCTTTTTTCTTTCTCCAACAGTTTTAGCTGCTTTTTTTAATTTGTCCCAGGCCCAATTATGCAAGTCTTTATAACCCTTGCTTTCTGGTAATTTACCAATACCTTGGAATCCATGTGCCATTATTTGTTCTTAGCCTGTTCTTGTTTTACTTTCTCAAGATGTTGCATCAATAAAGTGGTATAAACTTGCCTTTCCCAAGGCATCATATTTTCAATCTCACTTAAGCTATATTTATGGTATTGCATCAAAGCGAAATTGGTCTTATAATAACCCTCCAACGATGTGTGAAAGAGGGCTATCCGAAAAAATTCTGTAACCCATTGATTACGTATTCAGATTCTACACCAGTTTCAGGATTCTTAATATTAAACCTATGCTCTAACTTAGGTATAGTATCAAAGAATTTTGTAATATCCTTAAATTGATTGGTAGTCAATCCTTCAATAAATTCCTTAAATTCTTTCTTACTAGTAGTAGATGAATCATATACTTCTTCTCCATCATATATCTGATCTACACATCCAGCAATAACATCAATATATCCTTCAGGATCAAGTTGTTTCCCTATAATTGAAGATTTAACAAATTCTGGGAATGTAGGATATCTAAAAATAATACCCAAGTCATCAGAAAGCTTAATCTTAGGATCATGGCCTTCTGGTTTATCTATTTTAACGTCAAATAAACTAAATGTATATTTCACCTCTGTTTTATTATCATCTTTACAGGTGATAGTCATATCTACTTCTTCACCAACAGATACAGCACGAATATTCAAAAACAAATATTCTAGATCAAAAGTTGGTAATTGATCAATCTTAATTCTGCTCTGAACGCAATTTTTCAATAATTCTTTAACTGCTGATGTTATTGCAGCTTCTTCTTCTGTGTCCATAGCCATTAAAAGAAGTTTTTCCTCTTTTACGACAAATGGACGATATTTAATATTTTTCCCATTTGAGGGTAATTCCAGTTCATAAGTCGGGAGTGCGACTTTTGGTAATGCCATAATAATCAGTTTGAGGTCATATTTATATATATCGACTTTTCAAGCAAAAAAATTGCCGAGTAATTTTTTCGACTTTTATGGAATCAAAAAGTCGAATTTGCTGGCCTACCAGCGTCCATCAAATCCAAGAGAGAATCCACCACCGAAAGCCATGTCTCTTGCATCTTCAGTCTCACCCATGTTTGAAATATCGCCTTTAACAAATCTAATGTCGTGATCCATCGTGTAATGACGCATGTATGAGAACTGAGCAGTTACTTGAACTACTTGATTAGTACCATACTGTAAAGGAACAGCGTCAATAGCATATGGATATGCTCTTTCTAAAATATATGTTATTGGTTGTCTTTGTACAGCAGACTTTGGACCTGGTTCTGCTTTAATTATGGCAATATCAGAAACATACTCATCCATGTATGATAATCTTACTTCCCTATTTTGTACTTTATCAATAGATCCACGTTGTTGATTAAACATAAGATCTTGCCACTCATTTAAGAACTTAAGTACAGTCATATTAGCATCACAAAGGAATCCAAGTTGAATTTCCGTATAGACCCTAGTATGCGGATATTTTACCTGTCCTGATCCAACATACATTCCATTAATACTACTTTCTGCTGTATTAATGTTAGGTAATTGTGCTTCATTACAGTAAAATTCTATAGTCTCATCAAGGTCAAAAGATCCTACACTAGAATCTAATATCCTTACAATAAAACTATTACTAGACGCTAAACCACCGTCTTTTGATACTCTTTGTATAAAACGACTAACAGACACACTAAATATCTACTAATGATACAACTATATTTATGGCCTACTCTGGGATTTATAGGCCCATCAATCCTCAGAAGTATCGCGGTAATCCAAGAAATGTGGTCTATAGATCGTTATGGGAACGTAAGTTTATGGTTTACTGTGATAACCACTCACATATATTAGAGTGGGGAAGTGAGACGGTAATAATACCATATCATGCTCCTGATGGGAAAATACGTCGCTACTATCCTGACTTCTACATAAAAGTTAGAGAGAAGGGAGGAGGAACGGCTAAGTATATTATAGAAATTAAACCAAAGAAACAAACAAAACCTCCTAATGCGAAAAATAAAAATACTGCTTCCTATCGTAATGCTGTAAAAACCTACGCAAAGAACCGTGCTAAATGGAGATCTGCTAAGAGATTTTGTGAAGATAGGCAGATGGAATTCTTAATATTTACAGAGGATAATTTAGCGGTATGAAAAAATGGCACAAGGATTTGGAGAACTACAAAATAAAGCGTCTGCTAATATTTCAAAGGCAGGATTAATTACTGGTGGTAATACACTATTCGAGAAAGTAAAACAAGCAGCAGGTGGAGAAAAACAATCATTACAATGGTATCGTGCTACTACTCAGAAATTATCACTACAATATAAAAAGAATTTTGACAAGTTTATCCGCGACGAAAGAAGAGACTCATTAGACACTGGAATCAATCAAGATCAGAACCAACTACGTAGATGGGCTGTCCAAGGACATATGTATCTCTTTGAATATAAAGACCCAAAATTTATTAAGAAACTAAGGTACTACGATACTTATCCCCTTGTCTATTGTATCAGATCAAATAAAGAAGAGTTCTGGGGAATCAACTTCCATTACATTGCATTAAAGAAGAGAATCGTTGCAGCATCTAAGTTAGCACAAGGTAGAATTGATGTACCCAAGGCATCTCTGCATAAATATTTACTTAGACACGTTGATCAACAATTACTTCTTGATGTTGCTATAAATGAATGGGATACTGTTGTCCTATTACCTATAGAAAACTTTGTGAGAGATCTAAACGGGTTACAATTTCCTATCAGACGAGAGGATGTTTGGGAAGATACCGATGAAAACTTCTACGACAAATATAAAGGCCGCAGAGTCATCAAAGGTTATGGTACACCAGAAAGTATAGATATGGCGAGATAAATTATGCCAAGCACAGAAAAAATACAAGAAAGAGTTAGGAGTAGGGAGCTCAGAGCTCTAAAAACACGAAATGAAAAAAGAGAACGTGAAGCAAGAATTGATGCGTTCATAGAGAATAACCCTGTAGAACAAACACAGTATCCAGAAATAGCTATTGATGGTAAAGCTCTTAGGTATCCATCTAATCCACCTATAAGAGATCAAAGCGACTACGTTGTATTCAAATTCTATAAGTATCAACCACCTTGGGGAAGATCATTCCACGACCAAGCAGATGGTATGGGAATGAGTGCTACTAATATGTCAGGCGTTTGGTTTGATAAGAACAAGTATGTAGAACAAAGTGGATTTAATCACTCTGAGGAAAAATTTGAACAAGCATATACTGATTTTGTATCAAAAGGAAAGAGTGTCTTAAATGTATACAATAGAGCAGATCAATATACTGAGACACCTGATCCAACTATTATGTTATACATGCCAGATGATATCTCCACTGGTTACAAAGCAAACTGGGGTGGTAAGTCTGTTGGAGCAGCAGGAAGAGCAGAACTAGTAGCAAAAGGATCAGAAGGAATTATCAAGAAGGAAGTAGAAAGTATAAGAAGATCATTCCAACAGTGGGATAGATGGGCTGCTGACTATGGTATGAATATAATAAAAGATAGTGTTAAAAAAATTAGTGGTGATGTATTAAGTGATGATGATTTATATGGAGGAATATCTGGTGTAGTTCAAAACCCAAACGCTGAGCTACTATTCCAGAACATTGATATGAGAACATTCTCATTGAAATTTAGATTAGTTCCTCGTAACCAAGAAGAAGCAGTCAATATAAAATCTATAACAAATCTCTTTAAAAGAAATATGTTACCTAGCACTGGTGTAAGTCAGGTGTTTGGATGGTCAAGAGGTGATGGTGTTGCTGCTGGATTCATAAAAGTACCTGACCTAGTTAGAGTAGCATTTATGAGAGGAGGAAATATTAATAATGATGTTCCACAATTTAAAATGTGTGCTCTATCACAAGTAGATATAAACTACACTCCTGATGGAACTTATGCTACATATCATGATGGAAGTATGGTTGCAACAGAATTAACTTTAAACTTCCAAGAAACAAAACTTGTATACAAGGAGGAGGCTGATCTCTACTAATGTACTTCAGAAATCTACCAAACATAGGATATGATCAGAAACCTATAAAATATCCATTCTCATCTTCTGATGTTAAGATAGCAAAGAACTTCTTCAGAAGATATAAAGTGAATGAAGATGTATTTTCTTTGGCCGTATACTTTCAGAAGTATGGTATTGTGGACGGAGAAAGACCTGATACATTAGCAGACAAAGCATATGGTAACCCACATTATGACTGGATCATTCTTATAACAAATAATATGATCAACGCACAGTATGATTGGCCTTTATCTTCTTATGAAATATATGAGACATTAGATAAAGAATATGATGATGCTTTTGCTGAGATACATCACTATGAAACAATAGAAATAGCACAGTACAAAGCAGGTACTATTGTAGATGAAACATTCTATAATGCTACACACAAATTAAATGTTAATGGAACTGTACAAGATAAACTTGGAAGTTCTTTTTGTAATGCGATATCAGTAGCAGAATGGTTCACCAAAGAAAATGAAAAGAAGAGAGAAATATATCTATTGAAACCATCTTATACTTCTCAGTTTATTGATGACTTCAGAAGAAATAATAAGTACGAGAAGTCTAGTACATATATTAATAAGAGATTAAAAGCAACTGGTTGATCGACTTTTTAGACAAAAAAATACCCCGAAAATTTTTCGGGGTTTTTTAGTATTCATTTTTCAATTTTGCTAGATCAATCCTAGTGATCCAGCAGTTACTCCTACTGCAATAAAGAATCCAAACTCCAAGAGACCATGAGCACCTGCTGGAGTATTAATTAAAATATTATTGAAAAACGATAGTGCTGATGGCTCCATTGAAATAAACGTATGCTCCGATTAAACTGAAGAAAATAATTTGTGGCATTGTACTAAGTATTAATACTATAAGTATATATACTTGTTAGCATTTTGTCAAGCTCCTGATGGTACTGGAACCATCTCCTGTTGACGGACACGGATTCCTTTACCACCATCATTATCATCGTCGTCATTATTAAACGCACGAAGAATTAATTCTATCAACACTAAAACAGCCATCGGGTAGAAGCACCACAAGATGGCTGTTAGAGGTGATATACTGTCTTGGGCGGCTATTAAGTCGCTCATTGATTGTGTTCCTTTAAGAATATTTACGAATAACTATTTAGTTTTGTTAAGATTTAACTAAAGTATGTAACCTTAGTGTAAACCGCTATTCCGATCCAGAAGGCTACCATTGTGAACCTTCCGTTTGCTCTGATTACTAGGTCTGCCATTAGAATATACCTGGAATGATTTGACCTGTGGTGATGTAAGCACCTGTTGCTGCAACGAATCCAATCATTGCCATCCAACCGTTAAACTTTTCTGCTTCTGGTGTCATTGTTTTAAACTCCTTTCGTTTGATTGTATTAGGGATAGAAAGTGACCTGCTATTGCAGGTGGTGTAAGAGACCTTCGACTCAATCTCTTAGAATATACCTGGTATAACTGCTCCAAAGAGGATGTAGTTGTGTACCAGTGCAAAGAATCCAATCATCGCTAGGCGGCCATTGGTTTGCTCTGCGTTAGTCCAGTAATCAACATCAAGCACTTCTACTTGAGGTTCATGAGCAAACATATTCTGCTTGCCATACTCGGTAGTAGTGTAACGTTTCATACTGTTCGTAGATGAAGTCATATTAACTTATGTTAAGTAACGTAACATAATTATATAGCAAACATAAAGTATTTGTCAAGTATAAATGCCTAGATAACCGCACAAAAAAAGGATCACCATTGCTGATGATCCTTATAAGTAATCTTTATCTCTACTGTTGGAACCTCTCTTCTGGGGGATTGTGCTCCTTCTCTTCATCCTTCTCAGGATATATCCTCTTGTCGTCCGACTCGTATGGAGGTTGGACTGCTTGAATAAACGTAGTGAGGTCTGGAGGTGCTGTACCATGAATAACAGACGAACCAGTGGCAATGAGGCCAACTGATAAGGTGGTAGCTATCATGGTTGCTTCTGCCAACTGTAATAATTCTGCTAACACTTGTCTTCCTTTAACTAATCATATTATACAATAAAAAAGGAGGTCGTGTGACCTCCATGTGCCAGTTTAATAATCGTCATCCTTACTCTCAATGTATTCTTTGTTCCGTTTGCAAACACCATGCACATCTATTTCTTGATGAAGATGTGCCATAGTATGCAGTGCTTCTATACCACCGAAGCATATTATTAACATCATTGGTAGCATCCATAATGGATGACTTGCTACTTCTCCTGTGGTTCTTTTAGACATGGTAGATCAAAAAGTACTGTGTTTATGTATTCTTCTGCCCATTCTTTATCAAATAACTTCTCTAGTATACCACGAGTCTTGTCGTTCTTCTTCTGTTGGTTACAATAATATACCTGATCATCATACCTCTTCATAGTATCAACCCACACATCATCCTTCAATGTATGATGTATATCATTAGAGAATACATTAAGGTAGTTCATAACAATACAATAAAAGTTTGCTATCTCTATGCTCTTACTAATACGCATGAACTTACAGTAAGGTGAGAAGATTTCGTCTGCCCACAATGGTAGTGGCCTTCTCTCACTAAATGTAAAGTTGTTACTGATCTCTCTTATCTTACTGTAGAATCTATCATCAACACCATGTACAGGAGACACATCAACGATAGCAGCAGTGATGGCCTTGTCAGTAGCAACTATATCACATCCAAAGATAGGTAGATTGTAATGTGGATCAGGATAGAATATAGAATGTAGTATCTTCAATCCATTTAGATCTGCTATCTCAACGTGCATCTTCCTGAGTGAAGGACACTGATACATCTTGTTTGTAATGATCAAGTCATCCTTCTTCACTTCAGGAAATGCACTCTCTAATGATTTGACATCAGGAAAACTCTCCATCACCTGAGTGATTGCAAATGATAGATCGTCTACAATGTCACGCATAACTAAAAAAGAATTCTTTGATTAGTTTTTCAGACTCTTCCTTTCCAAATGAATTGGATAGGTATCCTGATATAGGATCAAGTCTTATCATATACTTATCAAAATCATTATACTGACTAGTATCAGTTCCAGTAGGTTGTGCTTTCTCTACCATGTCTTTGTAGATAGAGAGATACTTCTTGAACATTGGTAAGTGATCATCAACCTCTGACATAGTACAATATCTAACGTAGATATTCTCAGAGAAATGATTACCTGGTTCAAAGAAACGATAGGTTCCTTCTGCTTTAGGTAGATCAGGTACAGAGAATAAAAACTTCTCTACTGGATGTTGGAAATCAAATACTATGATAACTTTCTTCTCAAAGAAACCCATAAGATCCATCCCGAAACAAGGGAGGTTATGCCCTGTCTTAGGATAGATCACATTGTTATGAATATTTAATTTGTCATCCCAGATGTCAACATGTCTGGACTTAATAAAATGCTGACCTGAATACAGGTCAGCAGTAAGATGGACATCTTTTTTATTAGTCCAGTGTACATGTTGTTTTTCAAACTTCAGCTCAGGGAAAGTCTCAAAGACTGCTGACCTGTAGTTCTTCCAAATATCAGTCTTCCTCTGCGAGTTTTGCAAAGTAGGATAGGGCATCGTCATCATCAACAACCGCTTCTTTTTTCACTGGTGTATTCGCACTTACTTTAGCACGAAATGATGAAGGTTCTGGTGCTTTTACTGGTTCATATTCCTCAGTGTCTACAGTAGTAACTGCTGCACGTTTGGCCTGACCTAGTACAAAACTCAACCTTCTTTCTAAATCCTCATAGGATTTGAACTGATCCTTAGCAAGGAATGATTCTAACGAATGTTCCTTGTTCCAGATTGCTTCAAGTTCAGTATCATCTGAACTAAGAGCACTAACAGAATCAAACTCACTACTATCATAGTTCCAGAATCCTGCTACCTTCTTGATCTTTAACTTAAAGTTAGCACCTTCCCAGAAATCAAATACATTTACTGGTGTCTCATCCTGAAACTCAGGATTCATTGCTGCAAGGATCTTGTCGTGGATCTTCTTACCATACTTATACAAGAATGTCTTACCCTCATTGTCAGGATTCTTAGGATCCTTAACAACTAAGATGTTACTGTAGTAAGATAACTTACGCTTCTGTCTACGTGCAGTGTCCTTGTCTGCCTCTTCACCACTGTTCCAAAGGCGACGATTAACTTCACCTACTGGATCCTTTTCTCCTAGTGTAGTGAGACTGTTTTCAATGTACCAACCACCTGGTCCTTGGAATGCATGACTGTAAACTTTCGCCCAAGGTACTGTCTCTCCTTCTGGTGCTGGTAGGAAACGGATAACTGCGTACCCATTACCTGATGCATCTACTTCTGGTTTCCAGAAGCGATCATCAACTTGTCTGCCACTGACAGACTTCTCTAATTCTTTTTGTAAAAATTCTAAATTGGATTTCTTTTTTAAATTTGCAAATGACATATTAGTTTAGATTTAATTGGATTTGTTTGGGGTGGGAGGTTGGAATTATGTATACCAACAAGTAAGGGGCATTGCTACATGAGTAGATTTTTACCTCACTGTCTGAGACCCGACTGGTAAGTCGATTCA